AATACTTCATCTTTGAGAAGATGACCGGACAGCTGCAGCGCGAGGTGGAGTTGTCGGCGCAGTACATGCAGACCTACGGCTGGTTTGTCCTGCATCCCACCTGGGAGCAACGGTTGTCCCTGCGACGCCAGACCGTCACTCTGCAAGAGTTGGTCCTGTTGGCTGCCCAATTGAGCCAAGCCATGCCGGAGCAACCCGACCTGAGCACGCTGGCCCAGACCGTCTTGGAACCCGAACTCGAAGATGTGGCGATTCAGCAACTCCGATTCATCTACGACGCCTACGCTCGCCAGAATCTTGAAGCCAGCTTCGAAGTCGAGATACCTGCCATTTCGGACAAGACGCTACGCAAGGCAGTGCGGGAACTCCGATCGAAGCAGGAGACATCCATTGCCGTGCCGTTTGTTGCCAAGGACGGACCTTCCATCATGGCACTGAAGCCCTGGGATGAAATCTTCACGCCCGACGACACCACCGACGTGGAAAGTTCCCGGGTGTGGTTTCAACGTGAGTGGGTGACCGAGGCCACCCTGTTGGAACGTGAACGGACCGAGGGATACGATTCACGATGGATCAAGGAAGCCGTCAAGCACAAGGGTCGCATCTCATTCGATTCCATGCCCGAGGGACAACCGGGCTCCGCTCTGAGCAACAGCGGCACCCAGTACACCCAGAGCGTCGAGCAAGGCAATCGGACCGACTTCATCGAGATCATCCATTGCGTGCGCAAGAGCATCGACGACGATGGGGTTCCGGCTGTCTACAAGACGACGATCCATCCCAACATCTGCCAGGTGGAAGGGCGCGAACTGTACGCCAAGCACGAGTTACTGGACTACCCCCACGGCGAATACCCCTACGTTGGGGGCGCGCGCGAGTACCACTGCCGACGGTTCACCAGTTCACGCGGGATTCCGGAGATTGTCACGACCCGGCAGAACGAAAAGAAAGCATTGCTCGACGCGATGATCGATCGCACGTCCATCACCGTGCTGCCACCGGTCAACGTGTATCCGACCACGGTGGGATCGAAGTTCCGATTCGGCCCGGCGGTGCAGAACACCGTCATGCAGGGCAAGGAGCCTCGCTTCATGGAAATGCCCAGCGGTCAGGGCCTGAACGAATCCATTGTCGCCATCGATCGCATCGACTACGAGATCGACAACCTGTTCGGCATGCGTTCGGACAAGGTCCCGCCGGAGCGAAGCCAGTTGATCCAGAGTTCCATGGTGGCTGGGTTTCTCGTGGCGTGGACGCAGGCTCTAGGTCAGTTGGTTTCCCTTGCCCAGCGATTCATGGCATCGAAGGAGTTCTCCAAGGCAACCGGGGCCCCCGAAGGTTGGTTGGAGGGATACCGCGACAAGCCCGGGGCGCTCCGCGTTCAATTGGAATTCGACGTGCGCGAACTTGACCCGGAACTGATCGGAAAGCAGATCGAGGCCGTGTCCAAGGTCGTGCTCCCCAGCGATGCCACCGGCGCCATCGATCGCCGGAAACTGGTCGAACTGCAGCTGCGCGCCATCAACCCGCGTTGGGCCAAGGAACTCATGTTGCCAGGACAAGCGGCCAGCCAGCAATTGTTCGAGACGGTGCGAAACGACCTTGCCCAGATGTTCCTCGGCAACGAGGCACACTACATCGAGAACGACCCCACGGCCGCCACCAAGCTCCAGTACGCCCAGCAGATTGTTGGATCCAATCCCACGTATCAGGAAGCCTTGAAGACCCAAGGCCGCTTCAGTGAGTTGCTGAACAAGTGGGTGCAATCGCTTCAGTTCAACGTGCAACAGGAGCAGAACAAGACCATCGGTCGGATTGGCGTCACGCCAGAAGGACCCCAAGCATGAGCGACATGACCCAAGCAGCGCTGAAGCTCGACATCGTCGTGGGACTCCGCGGCATGAATGAGAACAACCGATTGTGGAAAGGGCTCATCGGATTGCTCGATGCCTCGCTCGAGATCGAGCAGGAAGCCATCTGCGCGCCGAATGTCCCCGACAGCGAAGTCCACCGGGCCCGAGGTCGCATGGGCATCCTCCTCGAGCTGCGCGCCGAACTCATCCGGTTGCATGCCGAGGCGCACACCACCGAGTGAACAACGGCCTAAAGTGTTCACTTTCGTTCATTACGTACACCGATGCAGCGTGCGCAGTTGATCGAATGACTGGCGCGTGGTTTATGCGATTTGCACACGCGAGCTGACGGTGCTCGTTGTGCGGATTCCCAGGCGCCGGCCGAGTGGCCGGCGCTTCTCTGGGAAACCTCCGAACCGTCTGTGCCCACATGCGGGCCTGAAGCATGGATCCACTTAATGCTGGCGCGACGCCAGCCGCGGAGAGCAGTGCGTCAACCGCGACACCAAATGTCAGCGCACCCCCGGCCCAAACGCCGCGAACCACGGCAGACATCGCCAAGCGGGTATCCGAGCAGCTCCGGTCGTCCGGGCAGCCCAAGGAACCAGCGGCAGCGACAACGCCAAATCCGCAACCAGCCACCGCTCAAGAATCACCGGCGGAGGAAACGACAGCGGATGACGGTCAGCCAGCTCTTTCACAATCGAACGACGAGAACACGGACAACGCGGAGGCGGAAACGCACGACACGCGCGAAACGGATCCCGAGTCTGAATCCAAGCAATGGCCGAAGTCGGCAATTGAGAGGACCAAGAAGCTCAAGGCGCAACGGGCGGAACTCCGATCTCAAGTTGAACGGCTGCAACAACGCGAACGCGAATTGCAGGCGAAGCTTGAACTCGGTGGAACGAACGAAGCACCCAAGAGCACCAAGGATCCCTACGACGGCATCTCTGATCCGACTGCCATCAACCAGATCGCCGAACAGGCGCGCTCGGTGAGTGAGCGGATGCGGAACATGATCGAGGATCTTGCGCATGACCCCGAACGGGTCGAGCAACGATTGCGAGCCATGGGAGCCAACCTTGGAAGTGATTCCGAGGCTTGGACTCCGCAGAAGATGCGGGAGTACATGCGGGAAGTGCGAGACTCAGCCAATGCGGCGGTGGACGCAGCGCCACGGCGCATCAATCACGTACAGCAAGAGCAGCAAGCGATTCAGCGCGTTCTTCAGGTGGTCCCTGATTTGCAAGATGAAGACAGCTCGTTGCACAAGACGGTCCAGGAAGTCCTCAAAGCGTATCCCGATTTGAGGTCGCGCCCGGACTGGCTAGAGCAGTACACGATTTATTCGCTCGGGCTCCAGCGATTCCAAGAAATGGCCAAGGGTGCGAAGTCGCCACCGGCAGCCAAACCAGCGGCAAAGCCATTGCCGAAAGCGCCAGCAGCGGTGTCCGTGCCACGGGTCGCCCCAGTACCTCCGGAGAAACCCGGGGAATTGGAGCAAGCTAGAGCAGAAGCTCGAAGTTCGAAAGGGTTGGATGGCTACAGAAAGCTCGCCAGCGCGGCCGTCAGGGCCTCGATGCAAGCGTGATTCGAAACGCCAATTCCAAGTACCATGCTGAGTTATTCGCAGATTGTCGGTAATCAGGAAGATTGGGCAGACATCATCACGAACGTCGAGATGATGGAAACCCCCTTCCTCGACTGGCTCCCAGTCGGGGACAAACCGGTCAACGTTCTCCACAACTATCAGGCGGAGATTTACGCTGACCCGAAAGCAAACGCGCACGTTGACGGACGCCCCGTCACGGGCTTTGCCTCTGCCGGCGACGGCCGCGGCAAGCTGATCGCGCTCATCCAATACTTCACCGCCACTTCCAGCGTCACCCGGTTGCACCAGGATGTCTCCAACATCGCTGGCATCGAGGATGAATTGGGACGTGACATGGTGAAGCGCACCAAGGAACTCGCCCGCGACGTGGAAGTAGCCTTCCTTGAGGACGATGACCACATCGAAGGCAACAGCACCACCGCCTACAAAACGCGTGGCGTCGGATCGTGGATCAGTTCCAGCGCCCAGACGCTGTATCCGGTCCCCAGCGACTTCCGCCCGCCCAGTGCCTCAATCAGCACGACCGCGAGTTCGTCTCTCACCGAGAACACCATCCTCGACATCCTCGAGTCGATGGGTCAGGTGACCAAGAGCAAGGGTCCCATCACCGCGTTCCCCGGTCAGAAGGCCAAGAGGGCATTCAACAACATCCCGCTGTTCAATCCGGGACAGACGTTGGTCGGTGGCAGCCCCACAACTGCGTCCGGTATCCAGTACACGAAGAACGGGAAGACCATCGACCGCATCTTTGAGCGCTACATGTCGGACTTCGGCCCGATCGATATTCCCGGAATCAGCTGGTACAACGTGGCGCTTGGCGGCGGCACGACCGAGAAGGCGTATTGCACGTACTTCCTCCACCAGAACATGTGGCAAATGCGTTGGGGCCCCGGCAGCGAGGCCACCAAGAGCAAGAGCGGCAAGCCCACGTGGATTCGCAAGCCGTACGAAGGCGGCAGCTACGAAGCCTTCTGCGAAACCCTCGCCATGCTGGAGTGCCTCAACCCCAAGGGCGAAGGCCGCTATCAGCCCACGTCCTGATCCACATCCGCAACCCCTGAAGGATCAATACCCACATGAAACTGATTCAACTTGCTCCCACCGACGCCCGGTACCACTTGGCGACTCACAAGGTCGTCTTGACTTACACCGACGTCGCAGCCCTGGGCGCCAGCGCAACTGGCACCATTCCCCTGATTCCAACCAGCGGGACGTTCCCGGCCGGCACCGTCGCACGGTTTGCCGGTCTGCAACTCATCACCGCGTTTGACTTCTCCGACACTGGCATCACCTCACTTCTGATTGAAGTTGGCGATGGCAGTGACACGGACCGCCTGCTTACCCAGACGGAACTGGCAGTCGATGGCACCGAGATCTTTTACAAGGCCAGTGCCGCCAGCACGCAACCCTATGCGTATCTGGTCGCCGACAGCATCGACGCTTTGTTTACCGCCGCCAACGGCGGCACGCCCACGCTGGCCGAGTGTACCTCGGGCGAAGTCCACCTGTACTTGCACGTGACGGATCCCGCGATCTTGTCGCGCGCCAAGGGATCCCTCGGCTGATCCTGTCTCGATAACACCGCCGCCGGTCGATTGTGTTGAGTCGACCGGCGGCTTCCAGATCATGCATTTCACCGCCGATCTCAGTCAGCTTCCGCTCTCCCAGCGGCAATCCATCGTCAAATCGCTCCAGCGCGAGGACGCGGCGCAGATGGCACTGGCCAAGGTTCGACAAGCCAAGATCGCCCAGATGTACCGCGACGCGGTCGGCCCAGGCACCACCAAGCAAGGCATCGGCCCCGTCGGACTGGCCATCGATCCGTACTGGGTCAGCTACTTCCGGCGCATGTATGGCGACAAGATATTTCAGGACGACCAATTCGTGGAGTTCCTGAAGAAGCGTGGGGAGTGGTTTCACGTCCCCGAGACCGGCACCAAGATTCAAGTGGGGTATTCAGCCCCGTCCAACTCCCGATTCCGCAAGACCTATGGCCGCAACGTTTAAACTGGCCGGATACGCCCCCAACGGCACGGACACGCGCACCACAGTCGGCACCTCCATCATCGAGCCGGCCACCATTTGTGGCACCCCAGACGACGAGACGACCCATTACTTGATCAGTGTCCAGACCAACCCGGTCATGGTCACCTTCGACGGATCGGATCCGACTGCCAGCAATGGGCATCTGTACGCCGCCGGGTACGGAGACTTTTGGACCAAGCAAATGGCCATCAAGGCGCGTTGGATCCGGCAAGGGGCAGCGGACGCTTCCGTGCAGGCCACTCCCTTCTGCTACGTCTAACCCATGGCATCCCAGGCGTACTACAACGGCGACTGGTACGAATGCGTGAGCGACACCACGGCAGGGGAAAGTCCATCCACCAACCCCGAGAAGTGGCGGGTCATGGACATCCCGTCGCAGTTCGAACGATTCATCGTGCAGGCCGCCTACGAGAAGATGCTGCCCGGTGAAGGACAAACCGATCGGCGCCGCGGCGAACGCTACACGGCATCCCAAATCCTCGACGAGACCATCTACAAGGAAGTGTCCCGCTTGGGCCGAGTTCAATCCCAACGTTCATCGGTCGGCACAAGGTAGCGCATGAGGAAGGTCACATACGCCACGCTGCAAAGACGAGTCGCATCCCAGCTTGGACTCGATCCAGACAATCTGGACTCCACGGAGTTTGCCAGCATCCGCGACTGCATCAGCGAATCCCTCGAGGAAATCTGGAGATCCCATTTCTGGTCAGACCTCAAACTGACCGAACAGCGGCGATACGCTCCTAAATACGACTCAGGCACGGCCTACAGCGCGGGCGACGTGATCTATCACATTGGATCCGACGATTATTACCAGGCGATTCAGGACACCACCGGCAATGCGCCCGCATCTCAATCTGGGACGACTTGGACAATCGACACTGAGTTCTGGGCTTATGCTCGTGGCAGCTACGATGGGGAGGAGTATTCTAACGCCACCACCTACGTCGAGGGCGACCAGGTCAAATACTCTGCCACCGGCACCTTCTACCAGTGTCACACTGCCTCCACCGGCAACCTTCCAACCGACACGAATTACTGGGGGGCACTGGATGAGTTCGCCCCCACCATCGAATGGACTCAGGAAGGCAAGACTCCCATCGGAGATGCCGTTTCCCTTCATCAAACAGACCCACGAATCAACGCCGGGGCTCCGGAGATTCCATTCGACACCACGGCGGATGGCATACAGCCGCGATCCTCGAATGCCACGAACTCGCCGTTCCTTGTCCTGATGCGCCGCCCGCATCGGTT